TGAAGTGGGCTGAGTAATGTGTTTTAAACAAGGAGACTAAATGGAGATGATTATGTTCTTAATCGTTCTCGTTGTTATTGTTGGATTTGGTGCTTGTTTGCTTTGGTTTTATATCAAAATTCACGAAGTTTACGGTGTGCCGCATCCATTGATTAATTTAAAAAATTGGATTATTAGAAAACTAAGAGGATAACGTTATGAAACTATGCCGTTGCCCTATTTGCCACAGTGACATTCATTTGGATGCATTGTTGGAAGATGATGCGGGGCGTGAGATGTTGGGGTTAATCTCCAATTTGGGTGGCCGTAATGCGCGTGCGTTGGTAAGTTATATTGGGTTGTTTCGTCCTGAAAGATCGGCGTTATCTAATGGGCGGGCATTGAGATTAATGAAAGATGTGTTGGAGATGTATCAACCCAGTCCGCTACTCGCCCATGCGTTGAATGAAACGGTGCAAGCCGTGATGAAAAACCGTCGGGAAACCCGCAATATTCAAGCTCTAGCGAATCATAACTATTTGAAGAAAGTGTATGAAGGGGCGAAACCGTTGTTTGCGGTGGTGCGTAATGAAGGCAAAGCTGAAATGCAAAGTGTTGCGGCGCAAGAAGAGGATCAACGTATGGCAGCTATTCAATATATTGAACGTTATGCCGCTATTGGGCAGTTGCAATTTGTGGAAAATATGCCTGAGTTTGCCGTTTGGAAAGCCTGGAAAGCGGAACAGGAGAAAGGCTATGTTGCGTAAAAATTTAATCGCTAGAATCCATATTGGAAAAAGTCAATTAGGCCTTGATGATGAAACCTATCGTCAATTATTGGTAAGTACAACGGGGAAAACAAGTTGTAGTGAAATGACGGAAAGTGAATTGCAACAGGTGTTAAATATTATGGTGCAAAAGGGTTTTAAATCCAGTTCAAGTTTTTGGGGAAATCGTGCGGTACCACGTGAAGATAAGAAAATTTATTTGGCAAAAATTACCGCACTTTTAGCAAAACATGGTTTACCGAAAGAATATGCCGATGGTATTGCGAAACGTTCGTTTAAAGTGGATTTTGTGCATTGGTTACAGCCGTGGCAGTTGAAAAAGGTGGTGCAGATGTTGGCGGTGTATGATCGGAATAAAAAAGCATTGTAAGATGAAATTATCAGGTGTAAATTGAAGGCTCTTTGGAGCCTTTTTTATTGGAGGAAATATGAAAAAATTACTTTTAGTTTCAATGTGTTCACTAGGTATAGCATTTAACGCATTGGCATTTGATCAAGCACGTTTTGATGAAGATACGGCATTTTATAATGCTCATAAAGATGATGCGAAAGCTATTATCACGTTGCTATCAGTATTTAATACAGATAAAGGGATTCGCCAGGCTTTTGAACAGCATGCCAACGGCAATGTGACAAAATGGCAAGATACTCTTAATAAAATGAAAAAAGCAGATGGATATGCACAAAAAATAAATGCATTAGGTTATTTTGGTGCTTGCCACAGTGCTGTTAGTTATGCGCAAGCAATGTGGATTGCCGCACCAAAAGGAACAAAAGTAGCGGAATGGAATGATAAGGACTCGTTTGATTTAAAATCCTTTAATCAGTCTAAAGCAGAATTCCAGAAAAACTATTCAGATTGTAAAAATGCTGTGAAACATGCACCGAATAAAAAAGATTATGAAGACGAACTAATTATCTTTGGTTCTGAAAAATAACGAGCTCCCAATGTGAAAACATTGGGATTTTTTTTATCTTTTTTTTCAAAAATACCGCCTTTTTAAAATTTCCGTGCGACAATCCGCCTAAATGGTCACATAGGGGAAATGTTATGCAGTCAAAGTTAGAGAGCGTTGCCAACTATCTGCCTGAAATCGTACTGGAAATGGTGGAGTTAGTTGGGTTTGTTGACGTAGAAAAAATTATTAATCAGTTCGGAGGGGCAACGTTTCGTTTTACCGACGGAGCAGTGTATTTCCCGCGACTAAAAGCACTCATCGGGCAGGAAAGTGCAGTCAAATTGCGTCATTATTTTCAGGCGGAGGAAGTGTATATTCCGCGTTGTGAAGTCGCTCTGCGGTTGTTACGCAACGAACGCCTAAAAGCGGATTTTGACTACATCACGCAAACCGAAAAGAAAAGTGGCCGCACGGCAATGCTTGAGCTTTGTCCTAAATACAAACTCTGTGATCGTCAAGCCTGGGAAATTATACGCTCTCATCAAGTCCAGCAATATCAACAAGCCGCGTTATTTTAGAACAAGTGGGCGTGTGGAAGTTTCTCCCCCATTAATTAACCTTCTTTTAATTCACAATACCCTCAATCATATCAACGATTGAGGGTATTTTTTATGTCTTTAACTTTTACACAGATTTTCAACCGTTTAATTGGTCATGAAGGCGGATACGTTAATGACCCAAGAGACCCAGGAGGTGAAACCAATTGGGGGATCACTAAACGTACTGCTCAGGCAAACGGTTATCAAGGTAGTATGCGAGCAATGACGCGTGAGCAAGCTTATAAAATCTACTACTCCGCATTTTGGCTACGTTATCAATGCGACAAAATGCCAGAAGCGGTAGCTTATCAGTTTTTTGATGCTGTGGTAAATCATGGATTAGGTAATGCGAGTCGTATGTTGCAACGTGCAGTCGGTGTTGTTGATGACGGTGTGATTGGCAATATGACAATTGCCGCTATTAAAAAAATGGCGATTTCTGATGTGATTATGCGTTTGAACGCTGAACGCCTTGAGTTTTATTGCAAACTTGGCACTTTTGCGACCTTTGGTAAAGGTTGGGTGCGTCGCGTGGCGGGCAATCTTAAATATGGAGCGATTGACAATGAAGTTTAAATTTTTAGGCGTGTTTAAACGCATGTTTAGCTGGTTAGGCAATAAAGGGAAACAACCGAAAAAACGACCGTACTCTTACAGTAAGAATGCGTGGAGTTATATCGCACGCGGGAGACCAACCCCAGCTAAAGTGATTATGTGGAGGTTATGCCGATGAATAAGTTTTTTGAATTATTTACCAATAGTGATGGTCGTGCGAGTACGACAGGTTTTATTCAGTTTTTCGGTTTCTTAGTCATGGCCGGTGTGCTGATTTATGCCGTTTATCTTGACCGTTCTACGGTGACAGATTTGTTTTTTTATTTTGCTTGTTTTTGTGGTGGTTCTGCTGCAACCAAAGGGGCGGTGATGGCTTTTCAAGCTAAACAAACCAAGCCAGGAGAACCGATTACCGGTGAAACCTATGTGGAGCCGGAACAAACGGATAGACCAAGGGGGATTTGATGACGTTACAGATGATTTTAATCGGCTCAGGTGCTGCACTGGTTATTTGTGGTTATGTGGTATTTAAGCTCAGACGTGCCGGGCATGAAATTGACCGATTATTAAAAGATAACGAGCAGTTGGTGCGTGAAAAGGCCGTCTCTGATACTCAGGTGAAACATTATGAAACGAGAAAACAACATGAAGAAAACAGTCGTAATGCTGACCGTGACACTCTTATTGATGGGTTGCACAAGTCAGGGGATCTCCGTGATTAACCCAAGTTGTAGTGGATTTGGCATTATCACTGCTAGCCGACAAGATACCACGGAAACCTTGCGACAAATTGCGGTACATAATGCGACCTATCGTGAGATTTGCACTAAAAATAAGGAGTCAAAATGATTGACGATAAAGTGTTTATTGGGATTGGCACGACGTTGATTATGACATTAGTTGGCTGGGTGTGGAAATCAGTAAACGATAAAGTGGGTGAAAATGAGCATGCGATTAAAGCCTTAGAAAAGCAAATGCAGCATGATTTTCAGAGTAAAGAGCTTGCTGAAGTAAAAGATAAACACTTTGAAAGCATTTTGAAAGAGGTGCGCGATCAGTTGAAAGAAATCAATCAGAAGTTAGATAAAAAGGTGGATAAGTGATGTTAGATCAACTTGCGGAAAAAGAAGAAATCACCGCCAAACTGGATGAGATTTTATCTTTAAGTCGTACCGTCAATCACAAAATTGACCGTTTAGATGGACGGGTAGATGAAATTGATTCGCGCTTGGCAAAGGTAGAAGAAAGTTTGGCGAAATTAGGTGTGCGTGCTGCGGTTATTGGCGGGTTAAGTGGCTTGGTCGTCTCCGTTGGGTTTGAGCTGATTAAAGCAAAATTCGGGGGTTAAGATGGCACATGATGATAAAACCAAAGTAAGCGTGCGTCGTTATTATGTGTTTGATTGCTTAACACTGGAAATTGCCGCTGAAAAAGCTGGGGTATCTTACAACACCGCACGCCGCTGGAAACGTGAAGCCGAAGCTCGTGGCGATAATTGGGATAAAGTGCGTGATGCGAACACTATGGCAAGTGGCAAAGTGGAAGATGTAGCACGCGGCATGCTGACCGCGTTTGTGCTTTATTTTGAAAACACGATGGATGAGATTAAGCGCGCGGAAGAATTGCCCGTGAGTGAGAAAGCAAAACTGATCCAAGGTTTGGGTGACAGCTACTCGAAAATGGTGGCAAGCAGTAAGCGATTGTTACCAGAGGTGTCGGAAATGGCGACCGCAGTTAAAACAATGATGATGTTTGGCGATTATGTACAAACCAAAACAACCGACAAGCAGGTGCTTGATGTCATTATTGACGCATTAAACGAGTTCGGTGCAATCCTAAAAAAGGAATATAAAGAATGAGACTGTTAATTCACTATTTGCCCTGCATTGTTTCCATTATTTGTGCCTACTTGTTATTAAAACATGGTGTGAGTGGCTGGGGGTGGTTCCTTTTTATCGGTTTATTAATCACGCCATGTAAGAGTAAATAAAATGAGAAATAAAGAGCTTTTAGCCGAATTACAAGCCTATGCGGCGAGTTTGCGTCAAAAAGTAGAGGCGACCTTTGACGGGTGGGATGATGGTCTTGAAGCAGTAGCAGAACGGCGCAAGAAAGTTTTTGACCCGGTGCATGGGTATGACTATTTCGTGTCGCATTATTTCCCGCATTATGTGCGGTCAACATCACGTTCGGATTTGCACAATTATTTGTTTGCCGAACTCCCTGCCGTATTACAAGCGCCTAAACCTATCAATATGGCAACTGCCGCGCCCCGTGGTGAAGCGAAATCCACGTTGGTGTCGCAGTTGTTTACGCTTTATTGCTTGGTGACACAACAAAAACGCTATGCCCTGATCGTGATGGACAGTATCGACCAAGCCTACCCGATGTTAGAAGCCATCAAAGTGGAATTGGAATTTAACCAACGACTACGTATTGACTTTCCGGAGGTGGCAGGACAAGGGCGCGTATGGCAAGCGGCAACCATTATCACTAAGGCTAATCAGAAAGTTCAGGTGGCGGGTTCCGGCAAGAAATTACGTGGTTTGCGCCATGGGGCTTATCGTCCTGATCTTGTGGTGTTGGACGATATTGAGAATGATGAACAAGTCCGCAGTGCAGAACAGCGTGATAAGTTGCACGACTGGTTGAAAAAGACCGTGCTCCCATTGGGCGCAGCAGGCGATAAATTGGACGTGGTGTATATCGGAACTATCCTGCATTACGACAGCGTATTGAATCGCACTTTGAGCTCCAAAGCCTGGAAAACTGCCAAATTTAAAGCCTTAAAGAAAATGCCTGATGACATGGCGTTGTGGGACAAGTGGGAAGATTTTTTCTTGAATGAGGGCGAGGCGGTTGCGGATGCCTTTTATTACGCCAATCAAGCGGCAATGGATAAAGGTTCGGAGGTGAGTTGGGCGGCGCGTCCGTTACTTACGCTGATGAAAATCCGTGCTCGTGATGGCCATGCGACTTTTGATTCTGAATATCAAAATGACCCGTTAAGCAGTGATGATGCGATTTTTGCCAATGCCATTAAATACTGGACGGAACTGCCGTCTGATTTGATTTATTTCGGTGCGGTTGACCCGTCACTCGGCAAAGCAGGAGCAAGCCGTGACCCATCGGCGATTTTAGTGGGTGGTTATCACCGCGCCACAGGTAAATTGTATGTGGTCGAAGCGCAAGTAAAAAAACGCCTACCGGATTTAATCATTGAAGATGTGATCCGTTTCCAACAGCAATACAAATGCCATCGTTGGTTTGTTGAGACCGTGCAATTTCAGGAATTTTTGAAAGATGAACTGGTTAAACGCTCTGCGCAACGTGGCGCACCTGTGCCGGCAACGGCAATTAAGCCAAATACAGACAAAATGTTGCGTATTGAGAGCCTACAACCCCACATGGTGAATGGATTAATTTTGTTGCATAGCTCACAAGCTACGCTGATTTCCCAGTTACGCCATTTTCCGAAAGCAGACCATGATGATGGCCCGGATGCGCTGGAAATGTTGTGGCGCAATGCAGTGACGAGTGCCGCCCCGATTGAGTGGATAGGCTTAAACGATGAAGACTTGGGGCACGATGAATTTGAAGCGGAAAAAGATTTATATAGCATTTGGCGAGGTTAAACATGAAATTTTGGGAAAAATTTAAGGCATTGATGGGGGCAAAAACTGAGTCAACCCAAACAGACGAAGCCATGGTAACGGCTAATGGGCGCGTTTTATCCGATCACCCAAGCAACCGCATCACCCCGTCAAAACTGAAAAGTATTTTAGAAGACGCGGAAAACGGCGATATTACGGCACAGCACGAGTTATTCATGGATATTGAAGAGCAAGACAGTGCCATCGGGGCGAATATCCAAACGCGCAAACGGGCGATTTTGACGCTAGATTGGCGCATTGCAGAACCGCGCAATGCAACCCCAGCGGAAGAAAAACTGCAAGCCGAAATTGACGAGTTGTTTTACCAATATCCGAACTTTGAAAACTTGCTGATGGATATGATGGACGCGGTAGGACACGGCTTTTCTGCGTTAGAAATCGAGTGGAAACTTGAGGGCGGTAAGTACATCCCGAATAACTTTATCGCCCGCCCGCAGTCGTGGTTCAAACTAGATAAAAACGACAATCTCTTGTTAAAAACCCCGAGCAATGCCATGGGGGAACCTTTGCGTCCGTTCGGCTGGGTGGTGCATTCGCATAAGTCCCGTTCCGTGCAACTGGCACGCATGGGCTTATTCCGCACACTGGCGTGGCTTTATATGTTTAAGCATTATTCCGTGCGGGATTTTGCCGAGTTTTTGGAACTTTACGGCATGCCGATTCGCATTGGTAAATATGGCGCCGGTGCAACAAACGAGGAAAAACGCACGCTATTACGTGCCCTTGCACAAATCGGACATAACGCCGCAGGGATTATGCCCGATTCGATGACAATCGAATTGCATAATGCCGCAAACACCGGCGCGGGGTCGGCAAATAACCCGTTCTTGCAAATGGTGGACTGGTGCGAAAAATCTATTGCCCGTTTGATTTTGGGGCAAACGCTCACATCAGGCGCGGACGGCAAAAGTTCAACTAATGCGCTAGGCAACGTACATAATGAAGTGCGCCGTGATTTATTGGTTTCAGACGCGAAACAAGTGGCACAGACCATCACACAGCAAATCATCCTGCCTTATTTGCAGATTAACGTTGACCCGAATATTGCCTTGCACCGAGTGCCGTATTTCGAGTTCGACACTAAAAAATACGACGATTTAAGCACCTTCGCCGACGCTATACCTAAATTGGTGGGGATTGGCGTGCAAATCCCCGAAAAATGGACGCGTGATAAGCTAGGTATTCCGGAAGCACAAGACGGCGAAGTGGTTTTAAAAGCCGTTCAAAGCGATTTTAATCCCGATTTAAAAACACTGGGGAAATCAACCGCACTTTCTGCCCATGTGGTGGGTTGTCAGTGTGCGGGGTGTTTGGATAAAGGTGCGCGTGTGGCGTTGTCTGCTGCTAACAAAGGTGAAACGGAACAGGATTTATTGGATAACAGTTTAAACGAGGCGTTAAATGTGATTGACTTTAACCGACAATTAGACCCTGTGGTGCGTCAATTAGCTGTTGCATTAACCGCATGTAATACCTATGAGGAAGCAAGTGATAAATTAGCTGAAATTTACCCGGATTTAGATAACGCAGAACATCAACGTTATTTGACACAAGCCGTCTTTTTGTCCGAATTGTTGGGAGTCAGCAATGCCAAGCGTTAATTTCGTTTTGGGGCTAGAACCGAAAAAAGCCATTGAGTTTTTAAGGGATAAAAAGGCCATATTAGGGCATTTTGACGAAGATGCCTCAATGGATAGCGCCCGAGCAAAAGCAACGCGTATCGCCAATTTATCCAGCCTTGAGATGAGTAAAGACATCTACCAGTCTTTAGTTGATGCACAGGCACAAGGCTTAGCGTTTAGCGAGTGGAAAAAAGGAATTTTTGAACATTTTAAGAAAAAAGGATGGATTGCCGGGTATGACAAAGAATATTTACTTGCAGATCCGAAAACCGGTGAATATTTTGGCTCGCCACGCCGATTAGAGACGATTTATCGCACCAACATGCAATCTGCTTATTCTTCTCAGCGCTATGCCGAAATGAGAGATAACGCAGATAACCGACCTTATTGGCAATATTCGGCAGTAAATGATGATCGTACCCGCCCAAGTCATTCAGCTATGCACGGTTTGGTTTATCGCTATGATGATCCGTTTTGGGCAACATTTTACCCGCCAAACGGATTTAACTGCCGATGTTCGGTTATCGCATTAGCCGAGCGAGACATTAAACGCCGCAATCTGGTCGTTGGGGATAGCGCAGAGCGTTTGATTGATTACGACCGCAAAATCAATTCCACCACAACGGAAAAAACGACCGCATTTAAATTGTCAGATGATAAATGGATTACTACGGATAGAGGCTTTGATTACAATGTCGGACGAACCGTATATAAACCTAATTTAGCACTTTATCCCGAATCATTGGCTCACCAATTTGCCAAACGTGAAATGGGCGGTGAGGGCTTTAAATTTGATTTTAAACAGTTCGAAAAAGAATTCGCACCTTACATTGATGATTATAAAAAGCTAAAAGGCAAAAATGAGCGTGAGGCATTTTTAAACCCGATTCGCGAACGGTTTAAGATGGACTATAAATTTATTGCCGGTGTATTAAACGAAGATACCAAGCGGCAAATTAAAACCGATTTATCCACAGTTTGGCTTTCTGACGACTCGTTAATTAAGCAAATTGCAAATCGTTATGGGCAAGATTTTGATTTTGATGACTATGCGCGGTTGCCGGACGTGTTATATAACCCGGACAAAATAGAGCAAGACGGTAAAAATACGTTTAAATTTTACAAAGAAGTGGATTCACGGCGATTGATAGCTGTCATTAAAGTGCTTAATGGTAGCAATGAGATTTACTTGACATCGCAACACTTAGCAAGTGAACGACAATGGCGAAAAGCGTTTAAATAGATATGTCGCCCGGTGGGACTCGAACACCCCCACACATCAATCCCTGCTCCAATAGCATTCGTTCGCAGTTTTCGAGATTCGCTGCTACGGGCGACTAGAGGCACTATAACATGATATACGTAAAAATCAACAACGAAAAAGAACTTATCCACGCATTATCACAATTGGCGCAACATGTGAAATATAATGTGCCGCTTATGCGTACGATAGCGGGTACAATGCAATCTGCAGTTGACCAAAACTTTGAAGCCGGTGGGCGTCCTACTTGGCTTGGTGTGAAAAGTCGCCCTGACGGAAAATCATTGATTGATAGCGGCGCATTAAGAAATAGCATCCATTCGAGTTGGGATAACAACGAAGCGCAGGTTGGGACAAACCTAAAATATGCGGCTATCCATCAATTCGGCGGAAAAACCAGTCCCCATAAAATCAAACCGGTCACTAAAAAAGCCTTGGCATTCGGAGGAATTGTCAGAAAATCAGTAGATCATCCCGGAAGTGAGATTCCTGCCCGCCCATTCTTGGTTTTAACCCCACAAGACGAGGAAGATATCTTGGATGACGTGCAAGCCTATTTTCGGAGTATAGTTAAATAAAACATAAAACCGCCCTAAATCGCGCGTATTTGCATTTTTATGATTATAGGGGAATTTATCGAATGATTTTTTTTAAAACGATTTAAAAGGATTTAAAAAGGTTTTAAAAATGGTTTAAGATAAAATGCAACATCAAAATTCATTTTTTCAAAATTCTAACCTAGAGGGGAGTGTGGAAGACGCTCCCCTCTTTTCATTTTCCCAACTCCATTATTCTGAAATCCTAGATTAACTTTTCAGGATTTTACGAATGAAACTCACCCTTGCAGCCTGTAGTTTTGAAATTGACAAAGCGAAGTATGGACGCATCCAGCTTTTGCCTTATGGCAAATTTAGAGCTACTGACGGCAGACCGACAGATGTGGAGGCATGGTATGTAACCGATACAAACGGGGCTGATGTTGTGGCATTAGCTAACAGTCAGAAAAATCCCCTACCCATTGACTACGAACACCAAATCTTACATTCCCAGCAAAATGGCAAAGAAGCCCCAAGCGCAGGTTGGATGGAATATCTCTATTTTAATCCTCAAGGAATTTTTGCCGATGTCCGTTGGACGGACAAAGCTGCGGAATACATCAAAAATGGCGAATATCGTTATATCTCTGCCGTGTTTGCATATGACACGAATGGTTATGTTCGCAAAATCTTTCACGCTGCACTGACTAACAACCCCGCTTTAGACGGTATGGATGAAGTAATGGTTGCCGCCAGTGTGCAACTTTTAAATCAACAAAAGGAAAAGCCAGAAATGGACAAGAAATTAGTGGAAGCCTTGTGTGCGTTGTTTGCTTTGAAAGCTGACGCCAGCGAAGCTGAAATTACCGAAAAAGTGACCGCGCTCTCTGCCGCTAAGGGCAATAGTCAAGTGGCGGTGTTGGATGTGTATGCCAAATTAGCCGAAAAAGAACAATCCGTCGCGGCATTAACTGCACAGGTCGGCAAACCTGACCCGGCTAAATTCGTGCCAGTGGAACAGGTCGCCGCATTACAGGCTGATTTTAATGAGTTGAAATCGAGCATTGATAAAGACAAGAAAAGCGCATTAATTGAAGCCGCCTTGTCGCAAGGCAAGTTATCGCCTGCGTTAAAAGATTGGGCGGAAAGCCTAAGTATCGAAGCATTAACCGGTTATTTGGATAAAGCTGCACCGATTGCCGCATTAGCAGGCGGTCATCAAGCTAACGAAGACCCGAATAAAGGCAATGTTGTGGCATTAAGTGCTGCAGAACAAGCGGCGGCTCGTGCGTTGGGTATGACCGAAGCCGAATTTATCAAAGAACACAAGGAGCAAAAATAATGTTTAAGAAATCCGAAGTTTTAAAAGCGATTGAAACCCAGTTTAAAAAAGACTTTGCTGCCGGTTTAGGTTTGATTAAACCGCAGTGGGATTTAATTGCCATGAAAGTATCATCCAACACCAAAGTGAATACCTACGGCTTTTTAGGTCAATTCCCGAAAATGGTGGAATGGGTAAACAAACGTCAGCGTAAAGCAATGCAAGCCCAAGGCACCAGCATTGAAAACAAACTGTATGAAAGTACTGTGGGTATTCCTCGTACCGACATCGAAGACGACCAAGTCGGCTTATTCCGTCCGATGGTGCAGCAAGCGGCACAAAGTGCGGCTGAATTACCTGATGATTTGGTGTTCGGTTTGTTAAAAGCCGGTAAAACGACTTTGTGTTATGACGGCCAAAATTACTTTGACACTGACCATCCTGTTTTTGACAACGTGGACGGCACAGGCTCAAGCAAAGAGCAAAGCAATATCACCACCGGTACGAAAACAGAAGCACCAACGTTTTATATTTTCGACACCACCAATGCGATTAAACCATTAATTTGGCAAGAGCGCACAGCGCCGGAGATCGAAACGAAGTTTGACCCATCCAAGTCTGACACCGTATTTAACGAAGACATTTACGAATGGGGTGTGCGAGCCCGTGGTGCTGCCGGTTTTGGTTTTTGGCAACTCGCCCACCGTGTTGAGAAAACAGAACTCAATGCTGAAAACATCATGAAAGTGATTGCCAAGATGCAATCCTTAAAAGGTGATGGTGGCAAGTTATTAAACATTCGTCCGAATGTGATTTTAGTGCCGCCGGCATTAGAGTTCCTGGCGCGCCAAATTTGCGAGGGCGACATCATCAATGGCACGACCAATATCTTAAAAGGTCGTCTGAAAGTGATTGTGTCATCACAAATCATCGAAGAATAACCAATCGGG